TGCGCGTGCATTGGGAATCATTCAAACAATTTCGTCATTGCCAATGCACACACGCAATGAAGCAACAGGCGAAAAGGTAACGCAACCGCGCGTAATCAATCAGCCTGACCCACGAATCCCAGGTTCAACATTTTGGGCATGGATTATTTCAGATTTATTTTTTCACAATTCTGCGTATGGCTACGTTATGGAACGTTATGCCGACACGGGAAAAATTCGCGCAATGGAACGCGTCGCACCTGAACGCGTTTCGATCACAACAAACGCCAATGGCACGGAAATTGATTCTTACGAAATCGATGGGACACCAATTGACCCGACAAACCTAGTTGTCTTTCCAAATACGCAAGAAGGTTTGCTTGCCCGCGCTGGTCGCACAATCAAGGCGGCTGCCGCACTTGAAAAGGCTTCAATGAATTTTGCCAATGAACCAATTCCGCAAATGGTTTTGAAATCAAATGGCACATCACTGCCAGCAGACCGCGTTGCAAAATTGTTGTCATCATGGCGCACCGCACGCAGCAACAAATCAACGGCATTCTTAAACGCTGACGTAACACTTGAAACAATTGGTTACGACCCAAAGAATTTGCAGCTGAACGAAGCCCGCAATTATGTAGCACTTGAATTATCACGCGCTTGCGGTTTGCCTGCATACTTCACAGATTCGCAACAATCGAGTTTCACCTATTCCAACGCCTTGGACAAAAGGCGCGACCTAGTAGATTTTGCTTTCAGAAATTACATGTCCATAATCGAACAACGCCTATCTTTCGCGGATTTCACCCCAGCAGGCAACAGGGTCATGTTTGATCTTGACGATTTCCTTCGTGGCAATCCTTATGAGCGCGCGCAGGTTTATGAAATCTTAAATCGTATCGGCGCAATGTCGATCGAAGAAATACGCGAGGAAGAAGACATGCTGCTATGAAAAAACTGATCACACCCATTGCAATCACGGCGGCTGATTCAAACAGTCGCACAATCACGGGGCGCATTGTCACATTTGAAGAAACTGGCAACGCGTCAATCGGTAAAGTGCAGTTTGCGAAGAATTCAATTGAAGCGACCCCGGTGCTTCTTAATCTTGAACACGACCGAACACGTCGCATTGGCAAAACACTTTCAATTCAATCAAGCGATCAGGGCATTGACGCAACATTCAAAATTGCTGAAACAACTGCGGGAAATGACGCATTGGTTGAAGCGGCTGAAGGTTTGCGCGACGGTTTCAGCGTTGAAGTTTATTTTGACGAATACGAAACACTGAAAGACGGAACAGTGCGCATTTTGAAGGGTGAAATGACTGGTGTCGCATTGACGTCAGAACCTGCCATTCGATCAGCACGCGTTGCAGAAGTAGCAGCCACAGAAGGCGAAACAGAAATTTCAGATTCGACAATCGAACCTGAAGCACAACCAACAGAAGGAGAAGACGAAGTGGAAGACACCGTCAAAGACGCTTCAACCGCCGAAACGGTAGAAGCCGCCCAGTCAGTAACCGCAAACGTAAATGCTGCGGTCGGTGGTTGGACAACTAAGCCACGCTTAGAGTTCACCGCCGCTAAGTACCTAGAAAACACAATCCGCGCTTCATTGGGTGACGAGAACGCTCGTCAGTACGTTGCAGCAGCAGATGACACAACAGACAACGCAGGTTTAGTGCCTACACGTCAGTTGACTGAAGTAATCAATGGACTTGCAAACACAACACGTTCAGCAGTTGACGCGATTTCTCGCGGCGTATTGCCTGACGCTGGAATGTCATTTGAAATTCCAAAGATCACAACAATGCCAACAGTGGCAGAAACTGCCGAAGCAGGCACACCTTCAGAAACTGATCAGGCTTCTAGTTTCCTTTCAGTATCCGTCAAGAAGTACGCAGGACAACAGACATTTTCCGTTGAATTGCTTGACCGTACTTCACCGCTATTTTTCAATGAGTTATTGACAAACATGTCAGCAGCGTACGCAAAGGCAACAGACCTAGCCGTTTACACTGCACTTGCAAGCGGTGCAACAGCCGACGCAACAACACTGACAACATACCCAACCGCAGCTGAATTGCTTGGTTTTGTTTCTCGTGGTGCTGCTTCAGTTTATTCAAACACACAGGGATTTGCGCGCAACATTCTTGCAAACACATCACAGTGGGCAAACCTAATGACATTGAACGATTCAGGTCGTCCAATCTACATGGCTGCACAACCTTCAAACGCGGGTGGTTCAGTTCGTCCCGATTCAATTCGTGGAAACGTTGCAGGACTTGATCTCTATGTCACTGCAAACGTTCCGTCAGCAAATGACACTGACAAAGATGATTCAATGCTAATCATTAACCCAACTGCATACACATGGTATGAATCACCAACGTACCGCCTACGCGCTGACGTTATTGCTTCAGGTCAGGTTTCAGTTTCAGTTTATGGATACGGTGCAATTGCAACGAAAATCGGTGCAGGCGCATTTGGTATCAATAAGACCTGATAACTAACCCCAACTAATCATGCGGCGGGTTCTCCCGATCTCGCCGCAGCCGATCGAAAGGAAACGGACATGCCAGTCATTGTCACTGCAAGCCAATTGCGCACGGTGCTTGGCGTGTCCGTTTCACTTTATTCAGACAGTTACCTGGACGAAATCATTAACACCGCTGAAGCCGTCATTTTGCCCATGTTGGTTGCAAACACTTCAGCCGTTAACGCTTACAAATTAGAATCAAACGTTGCTTATTTTTACACACAACGTCAACACCATTTTGTTGCTGGTCAATCAGTCATTGTTGCTGGTTTGCCCGCACCATTCACGGCGACCCACACGGTCGTGACCGTAACACCGTATTATTTCACCGTTGCATTGACTTCAACTGACGTCACATTGCGCGACATAATTCCAACAGGCACTGCAACACTTTCAGGCTATTCCGCAGCTGATTTGTATGCAACCAGTGCCCCAATTGAATCTGCAATTTTGGCAGTTAGCGTTGAAGTCTTTCAGTCACGCGTTGCCGCAGGCGGTCAGATCGAGGGCGTGGACTTTACTTCGACGCCGTACCGTATGGGGCGCAGCCTGACCAATCGCGTTTCAACCTTGCTTATGCCGTACCTGGACGTTGAAACGGTCGTTCAATAAGTGCCAGCCAATGCCGTTTCCGAAACCCGCGCAGCCTTAGCCAACGCCTTTAGCGCGTTATCGGCGACCTGCTATGCAAGCGTGCCTGAATCGCCAATTCCACCCGCCATTGTAATCGTGCCCGATTCGCCTTACATGGAAGTTGTTTTGATAGGCAAGGCAAAAACACAGGTCAAAATCAATTTTGCAATCACTGCCATTGTTGCTTCAAATAGCAACGCAGGGTCATTGGACAATCTAGAAAAACTCATCATGGGAATTCTTGCGGCAATGCCCGCAGGATACGTTGTTGGACAGATCGAAAAGCCGACGGTTCTTGAAGTGGGTCAGTCGCCCATGTTGGTTGCGGACATCAACGTTTCAACGTACTACACACAAACAACATAGGGGACAAAATGCCAACGACAATCATTACTGGTCGCGATTTAGTCGTGACCATTGCAACCGTTAACTATGACGCGCAGGCGACCAGCGCAGTCTTAGCAAACTCACCAACAGTCGAGACTTACCAAACACTTGACGGCAAGGCTTACAAGCACATTGACGATCAGTGGACATTCGACGTTTCAATGCTTGCTGACTGGGGCGCGACTGGTTCATTGTGCGAAGCACTATGGACTGCATGCGAAACTGCACCAAACACAACATTGGCGGTTTCATTGACTGCCGTGACTGGCGCGGTTTTTGCATTCAACGTCATGCCAGTATTTCCAGCAGTCGGCGGGGCAGCACCTGACGCGCAGACCGTTGACCTATCATTCGTGGTGGTGGGCACACCTTCAGAAACGTTCTAGTCACTAACAATCGGGAGACAAAATGAAGTTACCAATAACAATTGAATACAATAACGGCGACCAAATCACCTACACGGCTGCACCGCCTGAATGGGTGAAATGGGAAAAGCACACGGGTCACACCATTGCCCAGGCACAGGAGAAAATCGGAATTTCCGATTTAGTATTTCTTGCCTATCACGCCATGAAGCGCGAAGCCGCTGGGAAACCAGTCAAGCCAATCGAAGCATGGACGGAAACCATTTCCGAAGTGATCGTCGGTGAAGCAAACCCAAAAGCCACCCAGTCGGAAGCCTAAGTCGAATCGTGTGGGAAGTAGCCCTGGCAACGGGGCTACCGCCCAGCGAATTTGAATCAGCCGAGGACATTCTCACAATAATCGAAATTTTGGAAAGGCGCGCAAATGGCTAAGGAAGCAATTTCCTACGACAAAGCCGAACTGCGCGCCATTGTCCGTTCGTTCAAAGCAATGGACGATCAAGCGTTGGCGCAAGCCAAAGAAGCCACCAGCGAACTGGCAACTTTCGTTCAGGGCAAGATTAAAGCGGCGGCGTCAACACGTACCCGCAACTTGGTTGACAACCGCGTCGCTGACGGTTCAAAGGTTTCAAAGTCTTCAAAGGTTGGCGAAATTTCATTTGGTTACGCTGGACAAAAACTAAGTGGCGGGGCAACAACTCAACAGGTTTGGGGCGGTGTCGAATTTGGTTCAAACCGTTGGAAGCAATTTCCAGTGTGGTCAGGTCGGGAAGGTCGCGGTTCACGCGGCTGGTTTATCTATCCAACACTTCGAAGCGTTCAGCCCGACATCATAAGAAAATGGGAAGAATCGTTTTCCAAAATAGTTAAGGAGTACAACTAATGGCTGGCAGTCGTACCCTCAAACTTTCGATTCTTGGCGACGTTGACAATTTAAACAAATCGCTGAAATCGGCAACCCAGGACGTTGATACGTTTGGCGACAAGATCGGCAAGACGGGCAAAATGATCGGCGCAGCCTTCGTTGCTGCTGCCGCTGCCGCTGGTGCTTATGCCGTCAAAATAGGCATTGAAGGCGTCAAAGCCGCCATTGAAGATGAGAAGGCACAAACACAGTTAGCATTGGCGTTGGAAAACGCTACGGGCGCGACAACCGCGCAAATCGCCGCAACCGAACAATCAATTCTTCAAATGTCACTTGCCACGGGTGTGGCTGACGATCAACTTCGCCCAGCATTGGGTCGCCTGGTTAGATCGACGGGCGACATCACAAAAGCGCAAGATTTACTGTCAGTCGCCCTGGACGTTTCCACGGCAACAGGCAAACCACTGGAAACAGTGGCAAACGCATTGGGTAAGGCTTACGACGGAAACACCGCAGCCCTGGGCAAATTGGGAATTGGTCTTTCAGCTGCTGAATTAAAAACAATGGATTTCACCCAGGTACAGGGACGTCTTTCAGATTTATTTGGCGGGGCTGCTGCCCGTAACGCTGACACGTACGCGGGACGAATTGCACGCATGCAGGTCGCCTTCGACGAAGCAAAAGAAACAATTGGTTTTGCGTTGTTGCCTATTCTTGAAAAGGTAATTAATTTCATCAATCAAAACGCGTTGCCAGCAATTAACGCATTTTCAAAAGCGTTTAGCCTGGACGGTCAAGGACTTGGCGGGACAATCACAACCGTTGGCAACATTATCACCAGTGTTTTCACGCCGATCATCAATGGCATGATCAAAGCATTTGGTTACGTCAAAAACGCAATTGGTGACAACCTAGACACATTCAAAGAATTTGGCGGGTACATTGCAACTTATCTTGCGCCCGTCATTGGCACGGTATTGGGCGGGGCGTTACAGGTAGCAGGCAAAATTGCAGGCGGTGTTATTGACGTCATTGCTGGCGTTGTCAGAATCTTGAACGGTTTAATTTCCGGGGCGGTTGCTGGAATTAACGCATTGATTTCGGCTTATAACGCAATTCGTTTTTTGCCAAACGTCGGCAAGATTTCAACACCAACCGTCAGCGTGCCAACAATTAAGACACCAACGGTTTCAACTTCAGTGCCAAGCATTCCGAGCATTTCAGCACCGTCAGCGGGCGGTTCAATTGGCGGGACGACGGGCGGTGTTTCAACTGCTGCAAAGGTTGCTGCAACTGCAGCTGCTGCGACATCAGGCGGCAATTTCCAATTTGGCACTTCAGGAGTTAACACAAACACGTTGGCGGGAATCATGGCGGCGTCAGGGACGACAATCAATGTCAACGTAAGCGGTGCAGTAGACAGAGAAGGCACTGCGCGCACAATCGTTGAAACCCTCAATGACAGTTATTATCGCGGCACGAACGGCGCGCGCGGACTGATAGCGATTTAACATGACACAATGGTCACCCATTTGGAAAGTCGAAATTGACGGCATTGAATACACCGACGCGGTTTTGGCTAACCTTATTATTCAAAGCGGTCGAACAAACATTTATGAGCAAGCGCAGGCGGGCTACACAAACATTCAATTGATCGACGTCAACCAGGCAACAATCCCAGTCGCAATCAATTCAACAATTTCGATTCAGGTCAAAAACACGTCAAACACATTCATTCCTATTTTTGGCGGTAACGTCGTGGACATTGGTTTGGAAGTCCGTGACGTAGGTACGACCATGTTTACGCAGACTTATTCGATCACGGCATTGGGCGCATTGGCACGTTTGCCAAAAGCCTTAACCAACGGCGTGCTTTCAAAAGACTTCGACGGAAATCAGATTTACACAATACTTTCAGACTTATTGCTTAACACGTGGGCTGAAGTTCCTGGCGGGTTAACCTGGGCAACTTATGACCCAACAACAACGTGGGCAAATGCTGGAAATGTAGGTTTAGGCGAAATCGATCGTCCAGGCGATTACGAATTGGCAGCACGTTCAAGCGATCGAACCGACGTGTATTCATTGGTTTCAGCCCTGGCAACTTCGGGGCTTGGCTACATTTACGAGGACGCGCAAGGGCGCATTTCCTACGCTGACGCCACACACCGCAGCCAATACCTTTCAAACAACGGTTATGTTCAAGTAACCGCCAACCAAGCCCGTGCGGCTGGCTTGCGTATTCAAACCCGTGCGGGCGACGTTCGCAACAATTTAACAATCAAATATGGCGCAACCAGCAGCGCGGAAAAATCTGCCAGCGACGCAACTTCAATTCTTACTTACGGCACACTTTCCCAAATTATCACGACAACGCTTCACAATGCAGCTGACGCGGAAGACCAGGCAGATTTCTATTTGGCATTGCGTAAAGACCCGCAGCCGATATTCAATGAAATTACCTATGACTTGACCAATCCCGAAGTGGACAATTCTGACCGTGACAACCTGATCGGTGTCTTTATGGGCTTGCCATTGTCTATCAATGACCTACCGTCAAACATGGGGTCGATCTTCCAGGGTTTCGTCGAGGGCTGGACATTCCGTGCGGGTTACAACACCCTTTCAGTTTCGCTTAATCTTTCGCCCGTTGCTTATTCGTTGCAAGCATTGCAATGGGACGAAATTTCCAACACATTTACTTGGTCGGGCGTGTCGCCAACGCTTGACTGGGCACGTGCAACAATTATCACTTAACAAGGAGACAACCTATGACGAACCCGACTACCCCCTTTTCGTGGCAAATGCCAACGGCGACCGATTTGGTCACGGATTTGCCAGCAGATTTTGAAGTTTTTGGTCAAGCCGTTGCCACGTCAATGGCTGATTTGCTTGGCGGAACAACTGGTCAAGTTTTGTCTAAGGCGTCAAACACCGACATGGATTTCACATGGGTTGCGCAAGACGATTCAAACGCAATTCAAAACGCAATTGTTGACGCTAAAGGCGATTTAATCGCAGCAAGTGCAGCTGATACACCAGCACGCCTAGCAGTGGGAACAAACGGTCAGGTTTTGACCGCTGATTCAACTGCTGCGACTGGTTTGAAATGGGCTGCGGTTGCAGCAGGTGGCAAAGTTTTGCAAGTTGTGCAAGATGTAACCACAACTGAGGAATCAACAACATCAACAAGTTATGTTGACACTGCTTTGAGTATTGCAATCACGCCATCGGCTGCTACAAGTAAAATCTTAGTAATTGTTAATGCTGGTGTTGCTTTTAGCCGTAACAATGCTATTGAAGGCGGTATGCTTTTTAACCTAGTAAGAACATCAACACAATTAGGCGAAAAGAAAATGGCGTTAGAAGTTGATACAAGCGCAACTGAAAATCGCATTGTGCCAAAAATGGACGCTAGTATTATTTATTTAGATTCGCCTAACACAACAAGCGCGACAACTTACAAAGTTCAATTTAAGACGGAGTTTGCGTCCAGCACTGCTTATGTTGCGCCTAATTCTGGTTTATCTTCAATCACACTCATTGAAATAGGTGCATAATGTCAATCACTAGAACAGACGCAATTCATAAACTAATTCCCAACACTGAATGGCACTTGATAGACGATTCTTTGACAGTATTTACGAAAGGTGTAAATGCGCCAACAATGTCTGAAATTGATGCTAAAGTGCTTGAATTGCAGCAACAAGCCGAACAGGAAAAAATTGCAAAAGCGACCGACAAAGCCGCACTACTAAGCAAACTAGGCATAACTGCCGATGAAGCAAAGTTACTGCTTTCATAATGGAACACTTGACTAATATCTATCCGAAAGGAACTTCGGCTTTGCTCATTGAAATTGCAAAGGCTGAAGTCGGCACAATTGAAGAAGGCGACAACCTTACAAAATACGGCAAATTTACAAAGGCTGACGGTTTGCCCTGGTGCGGTTCGTTTGTCAATTGGTGTGCAAATGAAGCGGGCGTCAAGATTCATTCAGTCGTTGGCACGGCGCAAGGCGCGCATAAGTTCAAAGAGATTCAACGCTGGTCAGGTATGCCGCAATTGGGTTACCTGGCTTTCATGGATTTTCCACATGACGGCGTTGATCGCATTTCACACATTGGAATTGTTGTGGGACTTATTGATTCAAAGACTTGTTTGACGATCGAAGGCAACACCAGCGGGACAGGCGACCAGCGCAATGGCGGCATGGTAATGGTGAAAGTTCGTTCGTACGGTGAAGGCAAGGAAATCGTCGGTTTTGGTATTCCAAAGTTCGTGCCATACAAAGGAGAGTTTCCAATAGTTGAAATGCCAAAGTCGGCAGCAAAACCAACAAAGGAGAAAAAATGGAACAAGCCAAAGCCCTAGCCGCGTCATGGGCGCGTTCATTCATGGCAGCAGCACTTGCGCTATACCTTGCAGGCGTGCAAGACCCAAAGACCCTTGCAATGGGTGGAATTGCAGCGGTTGCACCAGTCATTTTGCGCTGGTTAAATCCAAACGACAAAGCCTTCGGTTCTACGGGGAAGTGAACCGTCGATTCGCAGCGGCTGGGTTGGTTTGGGCACTTGCACTAACCCAGTCCGCTTGCGGGTATCAGGGGTGGACACGTTATGAATGCCAAGAATTCGACAACTGGGGCGAAGCGCATTGTCAAAAACCGCAATGTCTCCCCACTGGAACATGCACTGACGACCTACTTGGAATTGAATCGAAACAGACCCGCACGCCGTAAGTCACCCGAAGAAGTTCACGCGCAGCTGATTTTGATTATTGGTTCAACTCTTGCAGCCGTGTTTTTGGTCGTAACCGTTGGCATTACTTACGCACTCATTTTCGTCACACAACCAGTCAGCGCGCAAGCACCCAACGATGCAGCATTTATTGATCTATTGAAAACCCTGGCAATTTTTTTGACTGGTTCCCTGGGCGGCGTACTTGCTGGCAACGGACTGAAATCAAAGCCAAAGCCTGGAGACACGCCGACAAACACGCAAGGTTCTTGACCGCGCGCCGATCATGCGTCACCCTGATCTCAGGTGGTAGCAGTTACCGCCTAGAATCGGGAGAATTCAAAAATGGTACTTGATTTATTAGACCCTGAGACATTGGGGCGTTTGGTGCTGGTGATCATTCTTATGGTGATTTCAGCCGCGGCGGGATACGCCAAAGGCTTTAAAGAAGGCAAGCGCGAAGGCATAGCCCGACGCAAGGCAATGGTTCGCCACATGGCAAATAAGGCGGTCAAATAATGGCTGGCTTCCTGGACAATTACGAAGACGTTGCAGCACGAATCAAGCGTTTTTGGGAAACACACCCGTCAGGGCGTATTGAAAACCACATTGTCGAATTTAATGCCGAGAAGGGTTACATTCTTGTTCAGACCCAAATCTTTAAAGAGTACGAGGACGAAAAGCCTTCAGCGATCGATTACGCATTTGGCAACGTGGCAACCTACAACGTGCAAATGAAAAAGTTTTTTTGCGAAGATACGGTCACGTCCAGCATTGGACGCGCCATTGGTTTATTGCTGGGCACGGATAAGCGTCCCACCCGTCAAGACATGGAAAAGGTCGAAACAATCAGCACGAAGGTTGCACGATCAACGGCTGACGATTATGACCCCTGGGCGCAAAAGCATGGCGACGTGCCTAGTTTCAAAACCGCAGCCGAAGCCGAATTGGCTGGAACACCGTCATTTGGTTCATCAGCTGACGGCGTGACATTGCGTGAGGCCATTGCGGAGATCGACGGGCAATTGGG